AGGATCTAATGCATGGCGGGCTGTAAATAAAACCTGGCATCAAACAGATACTACCCTTTATTGTGGGGAACAATTAGATAGAGAAGGATCTTATTTGTCAGGCACATATAGCGATCATAATGGATATCTAGAAAATAATGGTCATACTACTGCCGGTACAAATTTATCTAGTTACAGTCTTGCAAATGGACAAACAAGAAAAATAACTACAACAGGTGGTTTTTCTTCTAGTGGTGTTTCGTATGGATATGTAGGTTACAATCCACTAAATGAAGGTCTTACTTATGGTACTAGTGGTTATGGTAATCACGTAGGTGGTTGGAATTTTAGTACTAGTGTTCATGATTGTGCTACTGCTTCAGGATTAAAAACACAAGAAGGAATATGGGGAGGAGGTACACACGGTACAACTTCCCATTCGTTACACTTCGCTTCAGAAATTATGTATACTGGTCCGACTGCTTCGGCATCAGGATTAGGTACAGGTTGCCAAGGTGAAGATGTGGGTTGGTTAATGAATGGAGGTAATAACAAGTATTCGTATAATTGGTCTAATAGATCAATGGGATCAGGCGGTACTTGGACCTATGGAACAGATGGACAATGTAAAGCAATATCCTCTAAACACGGGCATCATTATGTAGGTACTGGTAATAATGTTACAGGTGGACAAGATAAGTTTGCTGATAGTAATGGAGCAGTTTTATCGTCTCCAGGTAAAAATCATTCTAATGGTGAAGAAAATCAAGAAGATGGCCAAGATTGGGGTTATACAATGGGCGATTATAATGGCCAACAAAATAACTGGACTGTAAAATATGTATATACAACGGATGCTCAAACAACAATGGGAGCCGCATGTATGCCTAAAGGACATTATGGACAATCATCAGGATTTTGTAGTACAGGTGCCGCATCTGTTTGTGACGTAGGGGTAAGTTAATGCCAGCACATGAACTAACAAAAACAACACCAATGGATTTTGATCCAGTTGTAACTGAACCAACTCCGGTGGAGGGTCCAACAGTACCTAACGCAAAATTAAGATATATTATAGTACCTGAAGAAGATATTAAGGCATATATTACAGGTGGTGAATTTCAAGATAAAAATTTTAAATGTGAGTCGAAATATAATTTATTAGGTTTATCTGCGGTAGAAATAAGTGATTCTCTTTTAGAAACAATTAGACCACAATTAGGTAGATCGTTTGAAGAAATAACAAAAGATGAATTCTATTTTGGTACTGTACATTTTGCCGAAATACGAGATACTGTTAAAGTTCTTAAAACTGGTGATGGAGTTATTTGGGATTGGACTCCTGCTATACCTGATGAACATTGGAAACAAGCAATAGACTTTAGTCAAGAGATGAAAGATTTTACATTATCTTTTATGAAAAAATATGCAAAAGAAATTATAGAAAATGAATATAGTAAGAAATTAAAATTTATTAAAAATGTATCTGAATTAGAAGCGGCAACTTGGGAAATACAAAAACATGAAGCAAGAGAATTTTTAACGTATGGTGAAGATGATCCTGCTCACGTAACTCCGTTTTTAGATTATATTGCAACAGAAAGAAGTTTTGATAAAACAGCTTTGGCAAATAAAATTTTAGAAAAAGCTGAAGAATATCAAGATAGACTTTCAACTATGTTAGTTGAATCTCAAAAACTCTTAAAAAAAGTAGAAGTATGCACAACAATATGGGATTTAAATATTGTATATGAAGATTATTTTGGTATAATGATGCCTACCGAACAGGCAGAAACATTAAAACGGGTAGACCCAGGTATAAAAGAAGATGGTGAAATAGACTATAATAGAAAAGGAAACCGAATGGCCTTCTTTAATACAGATACAAATGAAAAAACAACAGAAGATGATCCAAAGGCAAAATGGTTACCTGATCCGATTAATCCTTATATGGGCAACAAATTAAACTTTTAATGTTTAAAAAAGTAACAGAAAAATTATACGAACTTCAAAAAAACTCTAAATGCACACCCCAACCATGCCAATCATGTTTAAAAAATCCTTGTTGCAAAGATCCTGGATATGCGACGTTAGAAAATGTAGAAAACATATATTTAAAATACGTAAATAATGAACTAGTAAGAGAAGATGACATAAAATTTAAAACTGGCTTAACATTTAAAGAATTTATACAAGAATATTTTAATATTAAAACACATGATACAATAGAAAATTTTTGTATATTTTTTCCTAAAACATTAGGCAATTTTGGTTGTGTTTTTAACAAAAGAAAAATTATTAATAATAAAGATAATTTTAAAAATTGTTTATTATGGGACGAAGAAAGATTTAATAAAAATACTGCATTTCCGTTAGGATGTATTAATAACGGTAGTTCAGATAAAGATCGAGAAGATTTATTTTCAATTTATAATAAAATTTTTAATAATAGTTTTGGACGACTTATGGAACAAACAAATAATTTACCAGATATGCTACATGATAAAACAGATATTGTAAGTAGCGATGTAACAAATATAAAAGTAGACACTTGGGTAAAAGACCATTTAAGTTTTTCGCCCGAAGAAGAAAAAGTATTAGAAACAGCCCTCCAATTTGATAATGGACAGTCTAATTATTCTTCTATTAATTTTGTGCAAAAAACAGGAATAACTCCTTATAAAAAAATTCATCAATCATTTATGGAGTTAGAAACACGATATCATGCATATAAATCTATTGTAAGAAATTTACGAGAAGCAGAAGTTCGTGTAAAAATAATTGAACGAGACATTAAAAAAGAAAAAGACGAGTTAGAAAAAGAATTAATGATTATTAAGCTCGAAGATTTAATGTACGACATAACTGTTTTTAAACGAAAAATGAGTCAATGTGAACGCGAACTTAGAACATATTTAGAACTTTTAGAAAAAACAAAAGAAAAAAAGTTAGAAGAATATTTAGAAGAAGATGATGTCGAAGAACGAAAATACTGGATGGCTAGAATGCAAAAACAGGCGGCAATGGATATTATAGCATATGGTCGGGTAGGTTCGGGTAATATGGATTCTATCTTATTAATGCCAGAAGAAGATCAATTAGAAACATTAAGAGGTGCATTACATTTTTCTGGTTTGTTAACTAATACAATAGGACAGATTAATAAACAAGTTGAAGGCCAGATTAATTCTGAAAAAGCACTCGAAGGATTACAAATGCCACTATTAACTGATAGTAAAAAATTATTTGAAATAAAATTAGATGAAGAAAATATTCAGCATACCGATCAATCCAAAATTGACGGAACCACAATTTAATGATTTTTTAGGCTTTCTACATACCTATAAAGATTATATATATGATCTTTATTTTACATGTAGAATGCCTCCATTTCTTCAAGATGCAATGGGCGATGTGTTTAACGGACCACCAGACCATTTATCTATATTAGACAATGCTATAAACATATCAAAGGACACAGGCATTCCGCTATCTGCAACTTTTAATAATACACTGGTTAGACCTACACAAAGTAATTTAGATTTACTCATACAAAACTTTAAACAACTTTATGATACCGGAGTTGTCCAGAGTGCCACAATTCCACATACTCATTGGGTAGCAACAAAACAGATACAGTCTGCATTTCCTGAATTAGAAATTAAAAACACAATATTACGGAACGTAACAGAACCACGCGAAGTAGTTGCTTTGGGCGAAGCAGGATTTAATTATGTTAATTTAGATCGTGATTTGATGCGAGACCATGACAAATTAAAAGATATGAAACGTGCTAAAGAACATGCTGGAGTCAAGTTATCATTGTTAGCAAACGAAGGATGCATAGGTAATTGTCCTATGATGGATGAACATTATGAATTTAATAATTCTAGAACAAACGAAGCTCAGTATTTTAATGATCCTATGTCTAGAGTATCGTGTGATAAATGGGACCAAGAAGATATGGCTGTTCCTTTAAAATCCGCTAACTTTCCTCCATGGAAAGAAGATTGGGATGAATTATTAGAATATGTTGATGTTATTAAAATGCATGGAAGAGAAAATACTTCTAGATTAAATGAAACCATGCATATTATAAAAAATTATGCCGAAGATAAGGAAATATTATTTGATACATTTAATGAATTTATAGATGAAACAAATTTAGTAGATGCTCCTATAAACATATGGCGTGAAAAAATAAAAACTTGTAAGTTTGAATGTTGGGATTGTCATTATTGTGATAAAGTGTATGACAAAAAAAGTGTAATAAAAGGTAATGATAAAATAAAATATGTAACAAAAGAATTGGTCGATTCTGTTAATAAGGATATCATAGTAGAGATTGACGGATTATCTTCTCAAAAAATTGTTAATTTACTTAATAGTTTAGGTAGTATTTCTACAAATTATTTAGAAATTGGATCGTATTTAGGATTAAGCACATGTGCAGTATTAAAAGATAATAATATTAATGCATTTTGTATAGATACATGGAAAGAAGATTTACAACCATTAACACAAGAATTAATTTTACCTCCTAATTCTAAAGAAGAATTTATTAAAAATGTAAAACAGTTTAAGGGGAATAATTCTGTAACAGCATATGAATGTGATTTATTTGATACAAATTTAAAAGACATTAAAAATATTGATTTGTTTTTTTACGATGGGCCACAAGAAAGTGAAACAATAGAAAAAGCAATAATATATTATAAAGATTGTTTTGCAGACGAATGTATTTGTATTTTTGATGACGCAAATTTTCCTAATGTTGTTATAGGAGCAATGAAAGGATTAGAACAAATAGATCATGAGCTTATTTTTCATAAAAAAGTATTAAACACAATAGAAAATCCTACACAATGGTGGAATGGTATATACGTTACGGTAATTAAAAAATGAAAATATTTCATAAAACTTTTCAAGATAAAATTTTAACTTTTTTTGAAGCGACCGATTCGTTTACTGATAATTTTAGTAATTCTCTTCTTTCTATGATAAATCAAAGTGGTGCCAAGGCTAATAATATGTTGGTAGGAGAAATAGAAAATGAATATATTATTAATCATGGAGTATTAGATGAATTTTATTTAGACACGTTTAATCAAATTATACATGCTCATATAGAACACGATTTGAATAATAGAATGGGCAAGTTTAAAAAATTTGAAAAGAATGATGTACTAATTCGATCATCATGGCTAAATGTAATGAGGAAAAATGAATTTAATCCCCTTCACATACACGAAGAAAATGATTTTAATTTTATATATTTCCTTAATGATTTTGATTCTGCTTTAGAAACCTCATTCGGTCGAAATTTGAAATCACGATTTTTTAATATGAAAACCCAAGAGATCACCAATAATGCATCTTATAAGGGATGTCATATTATAATAAAAGATCAAGAATTAATGAATATAATACCACAGAAAAATTTTGGTATTATTTATGATTTTGATTTATTGCATCAAGTATATCCATTCCAGGAAAATGAAAAAAGATTAACATTTGTAATGAATATTGTTGTTAATAGAGAAACTGAAAGAAAATGGAACGCCGAGAAATTTAAGTGGGAATACACACTTACTCCTCATGAAAAAGACGATGTTAGGAATAATATTTAATAATCAATGGTATGTATTATACCTTGCAGGCATTATGATTGCATCTGCTTATGTACAACGCAATGGCCTTATCTATCCCTTATTAAACAAATTAACAGTATTTGTTCCCTCTAAGCGATTGTTTGTTGTTGCAACAAGTGCTATCGCTGGTATACTGCCTATTGCAGGTAGGGTTTCTGTTTCTGCTGGTATTTTAGATACTATCGCTCCAAAAGATGACAGGCGAAAACATTATGGGATTCTTGACTATCTAAGCACACATCATTATTATCTTTGGTCTCCAATTGAAAAATCTGTTATTATTCCTATGGCAGTTTTAGGTTTATCATATGCAGAATTTATGCAGTTAATGTGGCCGTTAACTGTAATTGCTATTGTTGTTCCATTTGTTTTAATATTCACACTACTTAAAGAAGATGATGTAATTGTGCAAACACAAAAACGAGCATTTGCAAACGTTGAATGGATAAATTGGCAATTACTTGTAGCAGTCGCTTTAATTATTATACTAGGTAATATTGCTCGAGATCATACAGATAAAATAAGAGGGTATTTGGTATTTAATGAATGGTCAATTATTTCGGGAGCTTGGATAGGATTTGCCGCTAGTTTTTTGTTAGGTTCCTCTAGTCGATTTGCGGCATTTACTGCTATTCTTGCAAGTATATATGGTGTTGAATATCTTCCTTTATTTTTCGCTGTAGATTATACTGGTTATATGTTAAGTCCTACTCATAAATGTTTTGCTATAGGAAAAATGTATTTTAATACTTCACTTGTTACATATTACACACATATAATTCTTCTTTGTTCTTTTATTATGGCCACAGCCTTTATTTTAGTTACCTTCCGATAAATATTTTAAAGGAATAAAATGGCAAGAAAATTAGTAATTGGTTCTACAAGAGTTTTTGATGAAGATGCAATTGGTCAATTGGCCCAAGGATTAGGGACAGGCGATGATGTTGAATTTGAAAATATAACATGTAATGATATTAGTACCGCTGATATAATCATGTCTAATGATAGACCTGATCGTTTAGGCAATGATGTAGATGGGACTAAAGGCTCTTGGGTGATTCAAGAGGGCGAGAATGATTTGTTTGTAATTAATAAGAAAACCGGAAAGCAATACAAATTAGCATTAAATGAAGTTTAATTGGTAGGTACCGGAGGTTCGTCTCTTTTTAGTAACCAACTTGAAAGAGCTCCAATAGGACCTTTATTGTGATATTTTTCCTCCCAATGTTTGGCATTTTCTCCATTAATTTTTGCAGTATATAATGCATCAATTAAAGTTTTTCTTAGCATTTGTACTTTGCCATTGTCCTCTTTTAATATTTTATTAACTTCTATTAATTTATCAATTCTAGTAGTTAGGTATTCTTTTGTTTCTTTGTCTTCATGAAATGTTTCTTTTAACTGTTTATTCTCAGTTATAAGTTGGTCCTTTTCGATGGATAATCGAGAAACTCGTTTTTTTAAAAATGTTAGTTGTTCAAGTTGTTTTTGTACCGCATCGAGTTCTGTACTTGTTTGTTCTATTATATTAGATTGCTCATTATTAAGCGATCTAAGTTTGGAGATTTTTTGTAGGTTGTTTTCTTTTTTCCATGCTTTAACTAGAGCAACTTCATTTTTAGGTACACTAGCAAATACATACATTTTATAAAATTTACCTCTCGTACCACTATAAACTTCCATATATTTTTTAACAATACGGAATTGACCTACTTGAGCTTCTGAATTTATTTCTAGGTGTGTTTCTATTTTATTTGTTGCTGTTAATACATTTGCTGTATTACCATCGATAAATGAAATATATTTCTCATGCAACTTAGTATGTAATCCACAATAGTCTAAAAACTTAGACAACGCATCATACTTGGCATCTTTAAGTGCCTTACGCTCTTCTGCATATTTTGTGGAAATACCTGTAAAAAACAGGTGTGTTGAATCTTCTAATTCGTGTCTTTCAACCCAATCAGGTTTAGAATCATCAGAAATTAGTACAGGTTGCTTATGTGCCGTTGTGGCACAACCTACTAGGGAGGCCCCTAGTAGGATTGCGAATAGCCGGATCATTGTACAAAGCCATCTTGTGCAAGTTCTTTCCAAAAATCACGGGCATTTTTCCATTGTGCCTTTGCCGCTTCGGTACTAGCAAGTCCCATTGCTTTTTGGGCATCTTCAGCATTGGCTTTTGCATTTGATTGCAATGCTGTTTCAAGATCAGTTTTGCTGATACCAGTTAGCACAAAGTATTTGTAGCCGGGAACACCTGCGGCATCTGCCTCACGCTCAAAGTACATCTCTTCAACACGCAAAAAACTTGCAGTAGATGCACTCATAATTTTTTCAAAATTACGCTCACTAACAGTAGGCATAATTACGAAACTATCCATGCCATATGTAACACTCGCTCGTTCAAATTTGTTCTTATTAAGAACACGAACGTATTCTGACATTTCTCGGATTGCATCCCGCTTTGCATCTCTGCGGGCATGTTTTTCTGTACCGTACAAAGCACTTGTGCCTACAAAATAAAGTTGATCACCTTCCGGTGCAGGTGGTACCATAACCCATTCAGGTCGGTCACCGACACTATTAAGGGCTTCTTTGACTATTTCTTGTTTGCTTGAACAGCCAGCAAGTTCATAACCAATAAGTGCTACGAGCACCAAAAATAAATACTTCATTTTTCTCCTATTCGATTAAGGATGAAAATACATCTTTTGCGTTTACCTACTTTAAATTCAGAAAACCCAAAAGGGACAGGACGATCCCATCCGTTCTTCCTAGCCTGAGAAACACTAGGAAACGCACCTGCCCAACACATAATATGTGCCAAGCAATGTGTATCATTAAACTTTTGTTGTGGTTCCATATCAAATAAATTAATATCTTCTGAAGCCACATTTTCATGTACAAAATCCCATTCATTATCGTTCATTTAGAACTCCAATAAAGTTTAACTATACATATATTATACTATCTTTAACAAAAAAGTCAACCAAAAAGAGTAATTAATGCAATGAAATTCATTATTACAAACCAGGTTGTTAGAATAATTGCAAATGCGGCTTTGCGTTTAAATGTAGCAATGACGCCTAACATGCTACCTACAAACATCATAGGTATGAATATTTTGGTAGCAGGATTTAGTACAGTATAAGTTAATATTGCACTAGCACCACAAACAAGGGTAGTTTCGCATAATTCACAATAGAATGCTAAAGGACTTAGTCTATGACTTTCTTTAAAGTATTCTTTAACGTTTGAAAAAACCGAGCCTATTGTAATCTTTGTCTTCGACATATATATAATTTTCTGGAGGAGTTGTTGATTCGTTTTTCCATACAGGAATTATTTCATTATAATCGCCCATATCTGTATTAGATCTTAGGTGCATTTCTATAAGTCTGCCACCTATAAATTCACAATTTACATGCTCGTAGGAACCTTTGAGCTTTGTTAGCATAAAGTTAATTTTTAATTTGTCGTCTACACGAACCCATCTATCAAATTTCCATATTGGATTTGTAGGGCTTCTAAAACCTTCTGTAGTTACTCCTTGTTCTATTACACGTGATTTAGGATCAATTGCATAGTCGACACTTAAATGTCTACCTTTAAATGGTTTACACCAAAAATAACCTGGTTCTAAATCCCATCTACCTTTTTCTAAAAAGCGTAATTCTGCACCTATGCCCATACCTGCAAGGTTAACACAAGGTCTAACTATATAATTATTTGATTCAGGTACCCCTACATCTGCCGGTCCGCATAGGTACCCTAATTTTTTGGCAAGGATTAGTTTATCAAAAATCCATAAGTCATCTGGATGACATTTTACCCACGCTTCGTAATCATACATTTATTCAAATAACACCGATATAGATTCATCATGATGTACTCTACGAATTGCTTCTGCAAACATATCTGCCACAGATATAACTCGTAATACTACGTTTTCTTCTGAAGGTATAGTATCAGTTATCACTAACCGGGACATTGCTGAATGCTCCATCCTTTTCGCTCCGCCATTGCTCAATACTCCATGTGTTATGTAGGCTTGTACATCTTCTGCGCCTTCGTCTTCTAATGCTCTGGCGGCTTTTACTAGCGTCCCACCTGTATCTATTATATCGTCTACGATTATACATTGTTTTCCTAAAACGTCACCGATGACGTTCATAGCCTCAGATTCGTTTGCACGATCTCTTCGCTTATCTATAATTGCAATATCTAGATTTAATTGTTTTGCTACTGCTCTTGCTCTAGGAACTCCGCCTGCATCTGGCGAAACTATTATAGCCTTACCAACTCTGATCATAGGATTTGATTTTAAATCTTTTATGAATAAAGGTTGGGCATATAAGTTATCTACTGGAATGTCAAAGAAACCTTGAATTTGTCCTGCATGTAAATCCATTGTTAGTACACGATCAACACCTGCGGCTTCAATCATATTAGCAACAAGTTTTGCAGTAATAGGTGATCGTCCTGATGGTTTTCTATCTTGTCTTGCATAACCGTAATAGGGTATCACGGCTGTAATTCTACCTGCACTTGCTCTTTTACAAGCATCTACAAGTATTAACAATTCCATTAAATTATCATTTGCTGGATTACATGTACTTTGGAGTAAGAAAACATCCTCACCTCTAATGTTATCTTTAATTTCTACCCAAATTTCGTTGTCTGCGAATCTAGTAACTAGAGTTTCGCATAAATCTATGCCAGCAATGCCAGCAATATCTGTAGCAAGTTTGGTATTTGCGTTACCTGTTATCAGTTTCATAAGTAGTTTCTGAGTTAAAAGTGTCCGTCTTTAAAATAAATTTTGTTTATTCGATCTAATTCTATCTTAACTTTGTCAAGCTCTTTTTGAACTGCTTCATATTGTTCTTTATAATAATCACGTTCTTGTTCAAGCTCTTGGCGTTCATCAAGATGATCTTCAATATGTGGTTTCATAAACGTATTTATTTTAAGAGCTTTTCTTTTATGAATTCTCTTTCGTCAATTCCACCGTGTCTTTGAATTACTGCATTAACCACATCAGTTGGTACCCAGCCGTATACGCTTTCAGTTGGTTCGGCACCTGGCTCTTGCCATTCTAACCATAGGGGTTCTGTAGCAGAAGGAAATCCAATTTCCCATGCTTCGTATTCTTCTGCTACTGCTTTTGGTTCTGAATAATGTGAAGGACCTGCTTGGAGAGAAAAATTAAAGCCGTCTCTACATGTTACGTTTTTGTAGACACGGACAGTCGTAAATTCTTTTCCGTGATGTTCTATATTTTTAAATGCTTTATGCCAAATGTTTGCCCAGTCTCGTGCCATTTTTTTCCCTATTATAAAGGGTTACCGTAAACCACTCCAGTTCATATCTCTATCGTAATATTGTTGGGCTCGTCGGTTATCTCGACTTTGTTGATATTCATCTGTGTCGTGTCCACCTGGTTGTAAATCGTCTGGAATGCGGGAGGGTTTTTGTATTCTAGTTTGTTTAGGTTGTATTTTAAGTACGCCAGCATAAAGGCCCATACCATTGTGAATTGCCACTGCATTGCTAGTCATTGCAGTACCAATATTATGACCTATAAGTTGTTTTAATTTAGGACTTGCACCAAATCGTTCAACCCAACTATAATCGCCATCCTTTGATGCTTTATATAAACGTTTTGCTTGTTCTTTTGTAACACCCATTATTTCTAATTGTTGGGCAATGTATTGGGCAAATTCTAATTCTCTGCCTGATTCTACACTAAAATCTTGGGTGTGTCTAAAGTCATGTGATGGAAAATTCACAGAAGCTTCGCTTACTGCTTGCATTAATGTTTTGGGCTCGGCAGACATATTTAATTGTTGTTTTCCTGCTAGATGAGCTCGGTATTCGCTACCGCCGTCTTTTGCTCTATATGCTTTCATTCTTGCACGATCATATGTATCATAATCTTTGTCTGACAGGTTTCCTTCCCAATTATATATATTGTCCTCTTTATCACTTTGGGCTTGAGCAAGTTTAGGGTCTACTTGCCCTGGTTTAAAACCTTGTTCTTGCCCCATTTGGACTACACATTGGTTTGCATTACATACTTCATCTATTTTCATTTAAACATCCTAAATTACTTAAATTATTTATCTTAAAATTGAAGAATCTATTACTGCCAAAACGTACCGCCATGTCGATCTTTGTCATGTACATATAGTTGTCGTAAAAACCAAAAGACACAAGACAATGCTATATAACTTATAATAGCATCTGCTACACCTTGTTCCCAGGCTATATGGCAACAGTATAAAAATATTATAATATAATAAAACATATATCTATTTATTTTTACCAAGTCCAATAGTTGAACCGTTTTTAATCAGTTCTATCTTATCGTGAAGTGTTAATGCTTCATTATCATCTAAGATCATGTCAACTGCATAACCATCCATTTCAACAAGACTTAACTTGCGAACAATATTCCATTTTCTTTTACGTTCTCTATCAAGATCTTCTTCAAGAATTGCAATACGCATGGCAGAACTTTTTAGTTCATCAGTAAGTGTTTCTCGCATGCCATCTCGTTTACCTCGTTCAAAATCATTCATACAGTCTCCTTACGGATTATTTCTGCTTGTAATTGTTTCCAATAACGTGCAATTTTTATATTACCAAATTTGTCAGGCTTACGGGCAATTTCCATTTGCTTTGCGGAAAGTGAACGCCCTTTAAGGATGTGTTTTGCAAAGGAAGAAAAAATGTCTGCATCAAATGCAGTAAAACCAATACCATTGGCCTTGCTAGTCATATCGCAAGCCTGTTCATCGGCTTCTTGGTTATTAAAAATGATAATTAAGGCACGTTCAACTGCCTTATTGTTTGTGGCAAGTAGGTTTGCAATTTTAGTTCGATTCCACTTTGTTTGTACTTTCGCCATATCAGCTCCCAAGTAAGTGTTTAACTAATTTAACCTATACAACTATTATACACTCTACAGATCATTTGTCAACCAAAAAATTAAATGTATAGTTTATTTTTTCAATAAATACATTATAATCTATTAGGATACCATGGCAAAGACATTATTTAAAGGTTTTTCAACGGTCCAAGGACCAAAAACTAGAAAATTACACGATATAGAGTTAGCAAAGCAGGATTTAAAAAATCACTTTCATACCAAAAGAGGTGAAAGAATTATGAATCCTGGGTTTGGTTCAATGATTTGGCAATTGATGTTTGAACCATGGAACGATACTACTGAAGAAGCAGTTAAAGAAGATTGTATCGAAATTATAACAAAAGATCCTCGATGGAGATTAGAAGGAATAGACACTTATTCAAATGACAATGCGTTAAGTGTACAATTAAGATTATTTTACCAACCTACAGATCAACTGGAAGTTATGGCGTTAACGTTTGACCGAGAAATAGAAGAGGGATTATAAACAAATGGCTACACGACAAGATGTTTTATTTGCCGCAGAAGATTACATAGCAAAATATCAATCATTTGCTCAATCTAATTTTCAAGCATACGACTTTGATACACTAAAAGCGGCTATGGTAGATTATATACGATTAAACTACCCCGAAGATTACAATGATTGGATTCAATCATCTGAATTTATTAGTTTAATGGATCTAATAGCCTTTATGGGCCATAATCTTGCTTTTAGAACTGATTTTGCTACTCGCGAAAACTTTATGGAAACTGCTCAAAGTAGGGATTCAATATTAAAATTAGCTAGATTCCTCGGATATAATCCTACTAGAAATATAAATTCCAGTGGCGTGTTAAAAATTAAAACAATACGAACAACAGAATCGTTAATTGATTCTGATGGTAATAATTTATTAAATGTTGATGTTACATGGAACGATGCAACAAATGCAAATGCATACGAACAATTTTTAATGATATTGAATTCTTCTTTTGGAAGTACTACACAATTTGGTACTCCGTTTAAAGCAGAAACTATAGATGGTGTTAAAACTGAAATTTATAAAATGAATTCACAAACAAAACAAAATGTGACTCATACGTTTGCGGGTACAGTTCAAGGAGAAGCAATACCATTTGAAATAACAAATGTTGATGTAGATGCAACATTAGGTTTATTTGAACCCTATCCAGATCCAGATTCTGCTATGCGGTGTTTGTATCTTAATGACGGTAGAGGGAATTCTAGTGCTAAAACAGGATTTTTCTTTTACTTTAAACAAGGTTCTTTAGAATTTAAAGATACATTAATAACACGACCAATTGAAAATCAAGTTATAGATATTACTGCTGAAAATATTTCTAATAATGATGTATGGGTGCAAACTATTGATCAAGCAGGTGCAATAACAACAACTTGGACTCCAGTAGATACGGTTGTCGGATCTAATGTTATTTTTAATGCAGTTGATAATAATATTAGGGACATTTTTCAAACAGTTACTAATATTAATGATTCTATTAGTATTAAATTTGCAGATGGTAGATTTGGTAATGCTCCAAAAGGAATTATTCGAGTATGGTATAGAGTAGGCAATGGAGAAGAATATACTATTAGAACAGATGATATTCAAAATATTGAACTTACTATACCTTATTTTAGTAAACATGACTTGCAATTATATAATTTAATTGTTACACTAGATTTAGAAGAACCTATAAAAAATAGTTCAGTAACAGAATCAAATACTAGCATACAAACTAAAGCACCACAGGTATACAGTACACAAAATAGAATGGTATCAGCAACTGATTATGCAGTATATCCTTTACAAGCATCGACAAATATTATAAAAATTAAAAGTACAAATAGAGTGCATAGTGGACATACACGATATGTAGATATAAATGATCCGACTGGTACTTATAAAGATTTAACAATATTTGGTGATGACGGATATGTATTTGAAGAAGAAACATTTTTACGAAAAACATTAACATTACCGTCTTCATTGAATGCAACAGATATAATAGAACAGTATATACAACCATATTTAGAAGAATCAGAAGTACAAAACTTTTATTATCAAAAATATAAAAGTGATTTTGTTTGGTCGGGCGGTACATCAGCAGATGATTTATATTTTACAACATCAGACGAAGGAACTCCGGCTTTAGCCGCAAAAATGTGGGTTTGGAAAAAAGTAACTGGTTCTGCTAGACAAGCAACTGGATATTTTGAAAAGGGAGCAACTGCACCGGATATTGTTGCTATTGGACCAAATTCATTGGATTCAATTGGTAAATTTTTAATTGAAGGCGCAAATATAGAATTTGCAGAAGTTGATGCAAATGATCAATTTGTAGTAGGATCAAAAACTACTTGGGCAAGCATAACCGGAGTATACGGAGATGGTAGAGGCGTTACAAGTTCTGCATTAGGTTACACAGGTAAAACTAAAGAAGAATACGGTACTGTATCTTTATCTAGAAATATACCTAATAATGTTAGAATAAAACGTATAGCACCTGCATATAATAATAAATTTAGTGCAACAGAAATTACAGCAATTAAAGATCAGTTAGAACTTAATAATTCATTTGGTTTACGATATGATCATAGAAACAATCAATATGAAATTATATTAGGTATTGATTTAGGAGAATCCCAAGAAACATCTTTTAGTTTAACAGAAAATACTTCAGGAACACAATCAGATAATAGTTATATAGTAAGAGTAGAGTTTCAAACAGAGCAATGGGTGTTTCTAGCAAGGGCTATAAAATATAATTTTGGGTCTGTAAAAAATGTTAGATTTTTTAATCAACGATTAGATAATAAAGTTAGTAAAATAACAAAAAAGTCAACAAAAGATGAAATTAGAGTATTAGATATTAATTTACAACCTCTTACAACATCAGGTGGAGGATTAGGTACATCCTTATTAACTGCAAATTATAATTTTGATATAGAAGGATTTTATACCTATGATGATGGTTATACAGATCCACGTAGAGTACTATTAAAATTTGCAGATACTAATAAAGATTATGTAATTGATGATCCGTTTGCGTTTGAAAGTATTGTAGGATCAAATGAAATTTATGTTGCAGATGAATTAGTCGACAACTATGTTTATAAAACGCTAATGACTACACCACCGCCAACCCTTGCCGACGGTACTATAAAATATTGGGTATCGTCTACTTCGTATGATTTGGCAGAAAAAATTGAATATAATGGTGCAGAATATGAATCCAAAATTACAGGTAATTTAGGTGTGTTACCAACTGATACATCTAAATGGTCGTATATTAGAGATTTAATTTATGCAAAATATACAGGTCGATCTGGTGTGCGATTTAAATGGAAGCATGCCGCAAGCGAAGAAACACGAATTGATCCAGCGGTTTCAAATATTATTGATACTTTTGTATTAACAAATACATATAATTTAGAGTTTAGAAATTGGCTTAAAAATGATAGGCGAGCAAAATATAGACCTTTGTCTCATACTACAGAAGATTTAAAAACAATGTTTATAGCATTAGAAGATGCAAAAACCTCATCTGATACAATCATTTATAAATCATGTGAGTATAAAATTTTATTTGGAACAGAAGCAGATTATGCATTGCAAGCAAAATTTAAAGTAGTAAAAAATCCGATATCAAGTTTAACAGACAATGAAATAAAAGCAACAATAGTAGATCATATTGATGATTATTTTGAACCAACTAATTGGGATTTTGGTGAAACATTTTATTTCACAGAACTTGCGGCGTATATTCATAGAAATATGATAGGAGTACTTTCATCATTGGTTATTGTACCAACTAATTCAGATTCAAGATTTGGTAATATGTTTCAAGTTACCCCTGATGCACACGAACTTTTTGTTAGTGCCGCAAAAGTGTCTGATATAGATATAGTAGATTCATATACAGAAACAAATATAAGAATTGCCTCAGGACTTGTCGAAACACCTACAGCAACAACAAGTATAACAGGTGTTGCAGTTGGAACAGGATCTAGTTCAAGTGGTGGTAGTTATTATTAATGGAAAAATAAATGGCAGATTATTCTAGCAACAATACTGATGATCAGGTTAATAATACTATACCTGGTTCTACAAGTAAGAACATCAAAAAACGATCTACTTTTGATTTATTACCTGAATATCTTCAATCCGATACTAATAAGAAGTTTTTAAATGCCACATTAGATCAAATGATTTTAAGTGGTAATCCTAAAATAGAATCGGGTTATATAGGTAAAAAAGTAGGTGCAATTCGATCATCGGCAAATGATGTTTATTCTGAAAGTCGAACAACTCTTAATAATAGGTATCAATTAGATCCTACGGTTGTAAGTCAAAACCCATCTACTTTAGAATATGAATCTGCTATTCCATATGATGATATTATTAGTAAGTTAAAATATCTTGAAGCCAATACAACAAATTTAGATAAATTATTTTCT